AGCGAATCTACGAAAACCTTCCCCCATATCAACAATTTTTGATTGATAATTATTGGTCAGTTTGTGAGGATGACAATTTCTCCCAATATCCTTTGAAGGTTGCTTATCTAGACATCGAGTGTCCTCATCCTGATAAATTCCCAGAACCAGAAACAGCAGAAGCAGTGATAAATCTGATCACTGTGTTCGATTCATTTTCTAAAATGTATCATGTCTTCGGTCTGAAGAATTACCACACAACCAGAGATGATGTTCGATATTATTTTTGTAAATCAGAAGAAGATTTGCTCAAATCATTTATCAAGTATTTCAGAAAAGAGGGATTTGATGTGATTAGTGGATGGAACATAGCAGGATTCGATATCCCATACTTGATCAACAGAATCACATTTGAATTGGGAGAAGAATGGGCGAAGAAATTGTCACCAATTGAAAGGATTTACGAAAAGACAAATCCAAATGGTAAATTTGGAATGCCTACCAAGGAGTATGTGATCGAAGGAATTTCTATTTTGGATTATTATGTGATGTATATGAAATTCAGCTTAGAGAAGCAAGAATCATACAAGTTGGATAATATCGGAGAAGTTGAATTAGGTATCAATAAAATTCAGCATGAAGGTAATCTATGGGAATTGGCTAAAAAAGATTGGTATACCTACACTGATTACAACATTCGCGATGTGGAAATTTGTGTTAAATTAGACGAGAAAAAGGGATACATCAATCTTCTTCGATTCCTCGCATACACGGGACTATGTGATTTGGAAAATGCTATCAAAACAGTCCCACCAATGAACGGTGCTATCGCTATTCGTGCGCGTATGCGCGGAGAGTATATCCCCACGTTTATTCGTCCTGTGACCGATTTCAAAGCACCTGGAGGTTATGTGGCAGAACCAAGAGTAGGGTTCGCTGAGAATATCGTGTCATTTGATGCCAACTCTCTGTATCCATCAGTCATGATTTCGCTCAATCTCTCTCCTGAGACTAAAATCGGTAGAGTTGAAAAGGATGGTGATAAAGTGAAAATTCACCATGTGTCAGGAAGGCTTTTTGATATGACTAAAGAAAACTTTAAGAAGTTCATGGATGAAGAAAAGGCAGCTTTGACTAAAGCTGGATTTCTATTTTCTCAGAAGAAACGTGGTCTTGTTCCTGAGTTCTTGGATAACTTGTATTCCAAACGTAAGGAGATGAAGAACAAGATGTTGGAGTCTCGTAAGAAAGGAGATAAAGAAGGGGAACAGAAATTTGATAGTATTCAATACGCTTATAAAATCCACCTTAACTCTCTCTATGGTTACATGCTCAACAAATATGCTCCCCTTGGTGATGAGGATATTGGAACATCTGTGACATTGACAGGTCAAGCAGTTATTAAGAAAAGTAATGATTTGTTCATGGAATACCTATCACAGTATTTCGATAATAAAGAAGAAATCGAGAAATCTCTGATATACAATGATACTGATAGCTTCTACACTTCTTTGAAGATATTCGAAAAGATTGGATATGTCTTAAAAGATGGGGATAAAGTTTCTGATAAATTTTATGGTTTGTGTCAAGATGTTGAAGACTTCGTAAATGACGGAATCACAAAGTGGGCTAAACAGAATTTGAAAAGTATTGACCCAAGATTCGTGTTTAAGAGAGAAAGCATCTGCGATAGTGGTATTTTCATTGGTAAAAAATATTACGCTCTTCATAAATTGGATGAGGAGGGTGTCGTGATGAATAAATTCAAATATATCGGAGTCGATGTAGTGAAAACCACGATGCCTAAGAAAGTGAAACCATATGTCAAGAAAGTCATTGAACACATGATCATGACTCAATCCTTAAAAGAAACCAACGATTTATTCAACGAAGCATATGAAGAATTTAAGAAATTACCCATCACAGATATTGCCAAGATTTCTGGTATGAATAATTACTCGGAATATTCAGCAAGATGTAATGGTATGAATACTGTAAAGGGGATGCCGAGTCACTTGAAAGCTGCTTATTATCACGATTTGATCGTTGAACAGAATGGATGGACATCCAAATATGATAAATTCAAATCAGGGGATAAAGTGAAAATGGTATATATCAAGAAACCAAACAAATATAATTTGGAGATGATTGGATTCAAAGGAGAATGGCAGACTGAATTTGATGATATCTTCACAGTTGATTATGAGAAAATGTTTGGTAAGGTATTCTACGCTGCAATTGAGAGATTCTACGAAGCAGTCGGATGGAAACTTAGAAAACCATCAGAGAATCTCACGGTGGAATTGGAAGATTTGTTTGGAGAGTAATATCTATTAAGTAATAATATGCAATTTACAATTTTATTCGAAAAACTTTTAAACGAACTTGTTGATACTCTTTTTCCCACCTTTGTCACTAAAAGAGCAGAGGGAGCAAAGAAAATAGAAGAATCTGCGAGAAAAAAAGGTTCTTTCGCCATCTTAACAGCTTACCACTTCGCTGGTAAGGTGAAACCATATGCTGATGCTTTGCGAAAAGCTAAGAAAGATGACAAAGAATCCCATTTCAAAGCGAAATATAAAGAAGCCTATGCCAAACTCAAAGATCTGGATTCTCTTTCGCAAAAAGAATTTCAAATGATCACGGGAACTCTTGAAGCATACGGTGAAGTTTACATTCAAGCAAAACATCCGAAAGATTATTCGAAATAATACTTGCATTTCCCTGTAAATGGGGTAGATATTGTTATCAGGCACAACACTCTGATTTATACACAAATGAACACAAACAAAAACGCATACGAAATAAGGCTCGATATTTTGAGCATCGCCCATAGTGACCTCATGAATATTTTTCATGAGAAATTACACAACGCCAAAAAGAAAATGATTGGCAACGATTGGACAGAAGAAAAAATTGATGAAAAAATCATCTCTGATCTTCTTCCAAAAACAGAAGACGTTATTAAACGCGCTAAAGAACTTTATGCATTTGTAGAAAATGCATAATTAAGATTGTGATCAGTCGCTCTGATCTGATCTGGAATAAGCAGGAGGAAGTCCAGTGAGAATGATGATAAACCCTGCACAAATTTATTAATTATGACAATACAAGAGGCATATAATAAAGGTTTAGATGATGCAGAGAATCGAATTATCGAAAATTTCATCAATCTATTAAACGATAAGGAATATAATGTAGAATTCCCAAACCCAAAGTTGGAAATTGTTCGTAAAGTAATTAAAGAACGATCCGATTATTTCTTTAAGATGGCAGAAGGAAAACACGGAGTAGCATTAGGATTCCAGAAAAAAATACAAAACAACAAATTAGAACTTGAAAAAGCAAAATAATCTATTAAAATACAAAAACATATGAAAGAAAAACACGTAGCAATCATTGACCAAATCGGACGTAACATCATCGGTAAACTCGTAGGTGAAACGGAAACCACACTGACACTTAACAACCCAGTCATTCTATTCGTTCAACCAGAACAAACAGGACAGATTCAAGTTCAGAGCTTTCCAGTATTCTTCTTTGAATTTATTAACAAGGAATTCCGTGGTCAGAATAATTGGACATACAACAAAGCTAATGTCGTGACAAGTGATGTGGTTTTGGATGATAGAATTTTGCTTCAATATGAGAAGATTAATACTCCTCCTGTTGAACAAAATGCACCAACATCCTCACCTAAAGTTATTTCGATTGACGATCTATAATATGTCACCAGAACAATTTACATATTGGTTGAAGGGATTTTTCGAAATCTCTGATACCAATAATTTAAGTGAGAAACAAGTTCAGATCATTCGTGATCATTTGGATTTTGTTTTCAATAAAGTGACACCTGAGAGAAGTAAAAAACCGAATTATGCGGAATTATTTGATTCCATTGTGAAACCCAAATTCCCAATTTCAAAACCTGATTTATATTGTTAATATATGGAAAAAATAGATAAAGATATTTTAGCGTCTTTGAACGCTTTGGATGATGTAGTGCCATACTCAGCATATCTGAGTGATTCAACTCTTTCCAGTGTAAATGACTGGATTGATACGGGGAGTATGGTTCTCAATGCTCTGATTTCTGGTTCGTTGTATGGTGGTATTCCAAATGGACGTATCACACAATTAGCAGGACCATCAGGTGCATTTAAAACGGGACTTGTAATGCAAATTCTGGCAAATGCTCAAAAGAAAGGCTTGATCCCTGTCATTTTTGACACGGAAGGTGCAATTGATCCTGAGTCTGCTGCTAAATTTGGTTTGGATATTACCAAAGTCAAATATGTCGGATGTGAATCAGTGGAGCAAACACGAAATGCGATCTACAAATTCCTGAAGAGTGTTCGAGAGAAGAAACAATTCGGTAAATTTATTATCGCTATTGATTCTCTTGCGAACTTGAACTCAGAAATGGAACTGACTCGTATGGATAAGGATTCCATGTCTGCTGATATGGGAACATTTGCAAAATCTGTTAAGAGTCTGTTGAAGACATGCACCAACATGTCAACTCTCACCAAGACTCCTATTCTGATTACTAACCATGTCTATGACGATCCGAGTGCAATGTATCCATCTCTTGAGAAGAATATGCCAGGTGGTAAAGCAGCAGTGTATCTACCCTCTGTCACTATTCAACTTGCTAGAAAATTGGTAAAAGATGCTGATAATAAGCAAGTTAGTGATAAATTGGCTGCATCGCAGAAGAATTATTCAGGTGTTGTTATCCGTGCTTTGACAGTTAAGAATCGCTTTATCAAGCAATACCTTGAAGGTGAGTTCTATCTGTCCTTTAGCAAGGGGTTGGATAAGTATTACGGCTTGCTTGATATCATGAAAGGTATGGGAGTAGTCGATAATTCAGGTTCTTCCTATACCGATTGGACAGGAGACAAGCTTGGATACTATAAAGTATGGAGTAAAGATATTGGTCTATGGGAAAATAAATTGCTTCCCGAACTTGAGAAACGAATCAAAGAGCATTGGGCTTATGGCTCATCTCCTGATGACGATAATCTGATCGAATTGGAAGAAGATAACGAGATTGATGGATAAAACAATTTCAATTAATGCCACTGAGTTTTCTCAGTGGCATTTCACTTGTAATCATTTTATGAACCTCAATCACTATTAAGATTATCTTTCGGATAAGGCATTGGTTTATGCTTTAGTTCCCTTATTATCTTTTTACGATCTTTTTTATGTAAAATATAAATATATCTATGTTTTTTCTTAATTTTAACCCGTTCATAGTTAGGGTCAATTTTGAGAAGTTCTTCAGTTTTAATTGTTTTATATACAACACAAACACTTCTTGGGTTTGTAAGTTTTCCATGTATTTTGTGTAGATATCCATTTCCAGTCGCGATTTTATTACCTTGATACAACCAATTTGTCGCTTGGTAGATAATGCCTAAATGATTATATGTTGCGTCAGAATAACTGATTAAAACTTTAATATCAGTATTTTTTCTCAACCAATCAAAAGTTTTACCTATAAAATAGCTTTCACTATTTTTTGGTGCTTCGTCTACGAGCCATAATCTTTTTAATTCTAAAACATCTTTATTCTCTAAATTGGGTGTGATGGATTTGACAGTTTGCCTCCCAACAGGGAAACCATACACTGCAACACCTATTAAATTTTCCCCGTCGAATAATCCCAACGTGTATCTAGAAGGTGTCCATGCGTGTGAATAATGATTTTCTTTTATTAGCTTTTTAGCTAATTCTTTATCTATCAAATCTATCGTGTAATCCATAATTCGATTTATTGCTCATTTAGCCATAACCAATGAGCATAATTTTTAGGCTTTTTAAACCCTCGATCAACGAATTTACCTGTATTATCTGAGAATCCGTCTTTATAGACTTGTTCTGTCATGTAACTCATAACATTTTCCTCATCTTCGGGATTATTTTTTTTGAGTTTTTTTAGATATTTGGACACAGCATTAATTTTTTCGTAATCTGGATCATCGACATCCATCATTTCTCTTAATTTTTCTTCAACTTCTGGTGCTGACAATCCAGCAACTTCATTTTCAATATTAATCTTCGGTTTCTTTACACCTTTTTCCTTTAATTTTTTTTCAGCTTCCCATTTCTTAGCTTGTTTTTCGTATTCCCCTTGTCTTATATTTTTAATGTCTTCTCTAGATTGAGCTTGATCCGCTTTTTCTGCATCTCTTGAGCTTTTAGAAACGATAGTTTGTTGTAAATTGGATGCGCCATTTCTCCATGCTTTTAAAATTTCTTTTTCTTCTGGAGTAATATTCCCTTGTTCGATCATATGGTTTAATAAATCATCATCCAATGAATCATAAATGGTTTGATATCTATCTGCTTTTAATCCTGCATCATCATCTGTCGATTCAAATTCGTAATTTTGATTGTAATTTTTTAAAACAATATCAGAAACCTTACCCATAACTCTCGGAACAATTTTTTCAATTTGTTCCTTTGGAATAGGTTGCCCATTTTGGATGGAAATGTTGATACTGTTAAGCATGGATTCAAATACGGATTTATCAACATCCGTTAATCTGTTTTGTTCATCGGAAAGAAAATCCATTCGACTCATATTTTTGACCAAATCTCTTCTATATTCCACCAAATCTTCAATAGTGTTTTTGAATATTTTCAAATCAAACAAATCATCCTTTTTAAGTTGAGTGTCTTGTCTCTCCAATGATCTCTCCGAATGATAAATGGACATGAGAAGACCTTTTGGTATGTTCTTACTTTTTCGGAGTCTTTGTATAATACCCTTTGCTTTATTTTGAATTTCGTAGAAATTACCTAAATCCATGCCAAGTAGTTCCTCTTTTCGGTTTATCATTCCTGATGCAAAATTGGAACTACCACCTTTAAAAAGGTGTTTGTTGAAATATGCGTCAATATTAGCATCATCCATTACTTTGCTTGTAAATTTTTTGGATAATGCTTTTTCTTCATATGCTCTCACCATCAGAGATAACATATAATCTTGTTGTTTAGGAGTGGTGTCTGCCCATTTTCCAGCAAGTTCGGCATATCCTGGTGTGAATTCTCTCATTCTTTTGTCACCTATTTTAAGCCTTTCAATTCTTTCGTCTGGAGAAATATCTCTGATTGCTAAATTGCGAACATTAGCCTCAAATCCCTTACTTTTATTAATTCCAATTGCAGCAAGTTCTTCTTTTGAGAGAAAATCGAATAACATACGACTGATATATTCTATTCGTTTATCTGCACGAGTTTTTGGGATAGGTGAGGCTTTTGGATGCTTTGCCATTTTGTCTTGTAATTCCAAATAGAAGTTCCTGAATTCTGGAAAATTGGTATTCCAGAATTCACTTTTTAGACCCATTTCATTCAACATTTGAACTTTCTCCACTAAATAATCGAATCCGTAATTTCTCATACTCTTATTTAGTATTGGTTTCTTTTTTTTGTCTACTATTAGGCTCCCATCTAGGCTCATTCGTATCCATCAACTCAAAAATTTTTTTCCTGTATACTGGATTTAAATCTAAAAAACGTTCAACCATCACTGCCCACATTTCATAGTAATCTTTCAAACCATAAGAACGAGGAAACTCGATCAATTTTGCTAAATCATCTCTCAACGCTTTATCACTTTTTAATTTTGGATCATTATTTGTTAATTGACGATAAAATTTTTTAATTGCTGTGAAAAAAGATTCTCCTTTATTAAACATCCAAATATGACCCCACTCATGAATAATTGTTTTTACCAATTGATCATAAATTTGTTTATTTTTTAATTGTAAACCAAGTAAAAATTTTGTATCGAGGGTGATGTATTTTAAGTCTTTGTAATTCTTATCTTTTCCATATTTTTTCTTTCGAGGATCACCAAATGCTTCTCCTGCTTCATCTTTATCAGATGATTTCTTAAACACAGCATTCACATGCATTGACTGAAATCCAATTTTGTTGATATGTGTTTTTGCTTCTTTAAATGCTCTTGCAACTTCATTCCACAATTCCATATTCTTAACATTTTGCACTTTGGAATCTAAAAAAATTGAAAACATTGGAACATCCAGTTTATGGATAACTTCGGAAGATTTTCGGAATCTACCCTCAGTCAAAACTTTCTCAAATAACTTATCAAATTCGTTCATCTTAATATTTAATTGATTGACACTTATAGTATCCATGTTAAGGTAATCCCATGTCAAATTCTAATATTTGTATTTGCACCGCGACAAAACGTGGTGATTGGGGATTTCCACTTACCAAAAGTCTTATAGAACATGGTTTAGATGGGTTTACACACACTATCTTAAACAATAAGAAGGGATTAGCAGAAGTCTATAATAATTGTCTTGATTTAGCAATCCAAAAAAAATTTGATTACATTATGTTTATTCATGATGATGTTCATCTGGAACATGATCCTCGTCCAAATTTGGAGAGAGCGTTCAAAGATTTTGATATCGTGGGTGTGGCGGGATGCTCTAGGGCTGAAATCAAGTCTCCTGCGCTTTGGCATCTAATGGGGGGTGGATTTGGTGGTAATCTACACGGTGCAGTGGCTCATGGCAATGCTGATAGAAAACACATGACAAGCTTCGGTGTGTATCCTCATCGAGTGGTGATGATCGATGGTGTTTTCATGGCATTCAATCGTAAAGCTATTGAGACAGTGAGGTTCGATGAGGATTGTCCATCGGGTTTCCATTTTTACGATCTTTGCATGTGTGCTAGAGCTTTAGAAAAAGGCTTGAAAATTGGTGTGGGGGATGTTATGATTACTCACGAATCACCAGGACTGAGAGAATTTACAGAAGACTGGAAAGCTGGTGAGTCTTATTATCTCTCCAAATATGGAAACGCATGAGTGAAATTGATTTTGATTATTTTGAAAAGGTTCTGGTGAAGAACGCGATCACGAATGGTGCTTATCTGGCATCTATCGCTGATTACGTTCAACCGAAGTATTTTACGGACAAGAATATTGCGAAATATTTTGAGATTGTTGCTGATTTCTATGAAAAGCGACAAGCTATCCCTACATTTACAGAGGTGAAGACATATCTCACCACAGATGAACTCAAATCCAACTTCAAGAAGTTGATCGAGTCATTCAAAGAGATTGATTCCAACCACAATGAGGATGAATTGTATGAGAATACTGAAAGATTCCTCAAGGAAAGGGGTATGTATCACTCCATTTTGGAGTCCGCAGAGGCAATTTCCGAAGGAGAAGCTGATACTGCTGAGATCGTAGAGAAATTTGAGAAGATTGCTGGTATCAACCTCAATGTTGATAAGGGAATTGAGCTTTATGGTGATGTTGAAAAGGTCATTGATGACATTTTGAGTGACGAAAATACCATTTCTTCCAAATGGGCATGGTTAGATGAAGCACTTGGGGGTGGATTTCAAGAAGCTGGTAAGGCGTTGTATGTGTTTGCTGGTCAATCCAACATTGGTAAGAGTATCTTCCTTGGTAATGTGGCTGCAAACATCGCATCACAGGGTAAGCATGTGCTTGTAGTGACTCTGGAGATGTCTGAGACACTCTATGCTAAGAGAATCGCGTCGAATGTGACGAAGATTCCCATGAAGGAGTTCCGTAATTGTGTCCCAACGCTTCGACATGCCCTTGAACAAGAGCATAAGAACACTGATGGACGCATTTATATCAAAGAATTCCCCCCATCTACGATTACACCTAAGCAATTAGGAGCTTTCATCAAGAAAATGAAGGATTCTGGTATCAGAATTGATGCTATTGTGCTTGATTACATCACTTTGATGACTGCTGCTGGTAGTAACAGCTATGAAAAGGGTAAAAACATCTGCGAACAAGTTAGAGCATTGTCTTATGTCTATAAATGCCCTATTATTTCAGCTTGTCAGTTGAATAGATCTGCTGTCGGACAGAATAACCCTGATATGTCGGGTGTTGCTGAGTCATTAGCAATCGTTATGACTGCTGATGTGATTACATCTATCTTCCAGAACGAAGAAGACCAAGAAATGGCAGTAATTCGTCTAGGAATGATGAAAAATAGGTTCGGACCAAGAGGAATGACGCAAGCCATGAGAATCGATTACCCAACGCTTAGTATATACCAATCGGATGACGATGAAGAAGAGTTGATGAATGATGATGAACTTAGCCTCCTTGAGAAATTAAGCGACTGATGAATACTCTTGACAAATTTATAAAAAATTGTAGGTATGACATGTCAAAGTGTTTTGCTTGGGTCAATAGTGATTTGGATGGTATCGGTTCTACCGTCCTTTTGGGTAATTTGTTTAAGAATTTCGAGTATCGCCACTGCTTCTTTGGTAAATTTGAGGAGCAATACTTACCTTGGGCTAAAGAAAATGCGGAGGATTATGAAAAAATCTTCGTGGTTGGTATGGTTTTGGATCAGAATTTGATTAAAAAGATCGATGATCATCGTGTGGTATTCGTTTCCGACCGTCCCGAAGACTTTAAAGTGTGGGATTCCACCATGATTCAAGAGGAATGCTCGTCTTGCACCAAGATGTTATATAAAAAGTTCAAAGAAAAGGTGGAATTTACCAAAAATTTGAAGAAATTCTTCCTTTACGTCGATGATTACAATTCCTACGACTTAAAACACGAGGAAACCAAGTATTTGAACGCTCTTTACCGCAAATCGGGAGGAAATCGCTTTGTTAATTTTGTAAATCGTTTCTGGAATGGGTTCGACGGGTTCACCACAACAGAAGTTAAGCTTGCGGAAGGATTTTTTGAAGAATTGGAGAAGGAATTGGAACACATTACTCTATATTCAGGAGAATGGGATGGATTCAAGGTGATTTCCACCATTTCTAAGTTCTCTGTAAATGAATTAAGCCACTCCATCATGGAAAATTATCAAGGAGACGCTGTGATCGTCATGAATCCCGACACACAATTCGTATCTTTCCGCAAATATAAGGGATCGGAGGTTGACATTGCTAAAATGGCTGCTAATCTGTGTGACGGTGGTGGCGGTGAATGGGCATCAGGAGGTAAAATCACCAAAGAATTTTTGAAATTCAGCGAAACATTGAAGGAATTATGAAACGTAGAACATTTTTAGGAGCATTGGGAGCTTTGTTTCTCCCCACCGTAGCAGTAGCGAAAACAATCGTCGAAAATAAAATCACTCCTCCGACAGAGGAAGAGGATTTTTGTCAATTCTTTTTGAATTTTAATGGATTTCCTATTATTGAGATGCAGAAAATTATGTTCAATTTTTATAAAAACGGATTCACTGCGGATGCTTACGGGCGACAAATTTTTGGTGTATCCACGTTCATGCTTACATTAGCAGCATGGGAAGCATTTAGAGGTAAAACAGTTGTCCATTTTTCATCGAATCAATATTTACGTGATAGAGTTAAAAGAAAATTCCATCAAAATATTGATAAACATTTTGATGGTAAATCTCCAAGTATCGATTTTGGTAACATCGAATCAAAAAATATGGGATGTATAATGAAGAAATATGACGTAGCATTATTGGATCAATCTGGCCCATATTATCATGAAGCTTGGTCTGCCATCGCCCCGTCAGTTAAAAAACATTTACTATTAAAAACATATGAGCTTTGATCCATCATCAGAAATTGTGGAAGAGGAAACAAATCACCTCTTCCTTTGCTATTGTTCCTTTATAAATCATCTTAAAGGAAAAAAATTATCCATTCAGAATGTTTTCGTGACTACTCTCCAAGAGGAAAGGCTAAAAACAATTTTGAAAACCATTTTATCTCTTGACTCTGACCAAGAACTTGTTAAAGTGTTTCTAGATTATGATCCTACTATTTCACGTAGTAAGTTCATCACGAAATACATTAATTCAGAGCAGAAAAAGAGAAAGAAATGAAATATACTTACAGTATACAGAGTCCATGGTTAAATGATTGGAACTCATTTATTAAAAATGAAGTGAAATCATACTGTGATGGCTACATGGATGCCATGAAAGGAGAAATGCCACGAATTCACCTGAGAATGGTTAGATCGGATGGTAAGATTATCAGAGAAATAACGGAATACGATGATGTTGGTATCGGCATGATCGCTGGATTTCCTACTGCGGAACAATACGAACGGGCTGCTGAGAGGGCATTGGAGAGAGCTAAGAAGATCAGAGAGAATCAGGAGAAGAATAGACGATAAATGTATCACGATGAAACAGAAAAGGATAAGGTGAAAGGTATGACATACCGAACATTCAATGCTTGGAAATCTTGGGGGTTTAAAATCAAAAAGGGTGAAAAATCTCATTACAGACACCCAATGTTTGGTAGTATGTTTTCATCGGATCAAGTATATAATCCAGAAACTCGTTGTTATTCGGTTGGTAAAGAATTAAATTATCTATCAAAATATGGTGATATCTGATTTTCAAAAAAGAATTTACAACTCCCATCTCGCCATCTCCCGCAAGATGCGCGACAAACCATTTCGGATTCGTAAGGATTTCTCCGACATGGATCAAACCAAGCTAGATCGTCTCGCTTCTCTGGAAAGATTTTTCAATAGTTATCAAAATATTAAAATTGATGATTATTTCGCTGCCCCTTACGCAATTTTTGAGGATGATGACTATTTTGATTTGGATTTTTACTTGACTTCCAAAGCAAAGAAGGCATACTCTCAATACATGAAGAAAATTGAGATGGATGATCCTGATTCGGAGAGTTCCCTCAATCGATTGGTGGATAGTCTTAAATTTGTCAAAAATTTCTGCAAAGAAAAAAACTTGACTTTGAAAGAATATCCATTATATATTGAAGACGCTCTACCGAACATGATTGACCATCTGAAGAACCATCATATAAATATGTATGCGCTTCATGCTTTAGGTGTTACAAAAATCGAGGTAGAGAATCGTATTCTGGATTTTATTTTCTCAGACTTTTGGATTTCGTTTCAAAAAACGAAGAACAAATTCTATCTGAGTAAAAAAATGAAGGAATTTTCAAAACAAGCAATTGACAAAATAACAAAACAACTATAATAACTAAACAACAAATGAGTACAAAAACAAAAAGCAAATTCGGTGCTGCGATGTTCGATTCGATCAAAGCAGCTTTAAACAAGGGTAATGAATCGTCTGGTGGACAATTCTCAAATATTATGAGTTTTCCTGCTGGTAATACATATACTCTGCGTCTGATCCCAAATGTGGAGAATCCTGAAAAGAGTCTCTTCCATCATTGGGTGAATGGCTGGAACAGCAAAGCGACAGGTTCTTACATGAGCTTCATCGGTCTTCAAACTTTTGGTGATCGTGATCCGATTTCTGAACTTCGTTGGAAGCTTTGGAAAAGCTGGAAAGAAGCTAATCCTAAAGCTGAGAACAAAGAATACAAAGCAGAAATTGCTCAGAAAGAGCAGTGGCTTGTGAATGTTTACGTGGTCAATGATCCTGCTAAACCAGAAAACAATGGCACTGTGAAGATTCTTCGTATGGGTCCACAACTCAAGAAGATTATCGACGATGCCACTGAAGGTGAGCGTTCCGATGAACTTGGTTGGGATATTTTTGACCCGACTAAAGGACACGATTTCAAGATCGTTGCTGAGAAGAAAGGTGAATATACCACATTCGAATCTTCGTTTATCACTACCAAGTCCAAGACTGTTTTGGATGAGGAAGAGATTGATAAGATTTGTGAGTCTCTTCATGATCTGGAAGCGGTTTATCCCGTGAAGACTTTTGATGAGCTTCAAGAAGTTCTTAACGAACACTTCTTCGTTGGTGAAGAGAAAGAAGAGCGCAAGCCTTTGAAGCAAGCCAAAAAAGAAGCTGTAGCCTCTAAAGAAGACGATGACGATGACATTCCTTTCGTTCATGAAACACCGAAAGCGACATCGACTCCCAAAAAGCAAGTAGTCGAAGATGACAATGATGAAATTGACGATCTTCTTGCTGGATTAGATGACTAACCCTACTAACCCTCTCCATCAATCGGTGGGGAGGGTTTCCCCTTTAATAAATTATGAATAACATTCCCGAAGAAATTGAAGCAATGGCATTTTTGATTGGACAATCCAGTCAAATTGATCAAATGATGGTTGATCGACCATCGACACTTATCACATCAACACATACTTTGAAAAAAGGTTTGAATGATTATATTCAAACACAAAGACAACAAGCACCTCCTCCTCCTCCTGTTCAATATCCCCAAGTTGCTCAACCACCTATCGTCCCAATTCCAAATTATGTTCCACCTCAAGAACTACCCCAAGTTCCTCAGTATGCTCCAATGCCACAAAAAGTGGATGATGGGCAATTGGAATTGAATTTGGAGCCAACTAAAGTGGAAGAAGTTATTATTTTATTGAGAGAAATCTCCAATAAGTTGACAAAGCAGAATAATCTGCTAGAAAAGACATATGCAAATCAATCTAAACAGAAAACCGTTTCAGAACCTATTGTTAAGCTTGTCACAAATAAGTGATACATGTGTTCTAGAGATGAAAGATGACGGCATACATGGTATTTCCTCTAGCGAGGATAACTCCATGTATGCTCATGCATATCTAAGAGGTGATTTCGAAGAAAAGAATCTGAATCTACCTTCTCTGAAGAAGCTTTCCAAAGCATTAGACATGGTATCATCTGATACTGTGAAGCTAAAGTTGAACGGAAACCATTTGGAGTATAAAGATAAGCAAATCAAATTCAAATACCATCTCCATGAAGAAGGAGTCATCACTAGACCCAAGTTATCTCTGGAAAAGATTCGTAATTTTGAATATAACATCGAATTTGAGTTGGACTTTGATTTCCTTTCCAATATTCTTCAAAAATCTTCCATCACAAACACCAAAAAATTATATATTTTCACAGAAGATGGTAATTTGGTGTGGAAAGTAGGAGACGAGACTGTTCCAAACAGCGATACTCTGAGTATTGTAGGGGATGAAGTTGAATTTGAACTCAATCCTTTCATTCTAAAGATTGACAATTTGAAATTATTGTCTAAAGTATCGAAGACGGGTAATGTATTCAAAATCAATTCCAAGTTGGGAGTTGGTTGTATCGTCACGAAGAGTGGTGATTTTGAAATGGAATATATTTTTAGCTCATTGAAGAATTAATTATGGACGAAGAAACGAAATTACAAATCGAGGATGCTAGAGCATCTATTCAAGCTCTTGATCATCAACAACAAGAAATTTATAAAAATATCAAAGGTTTAGTGAACCCTGATATCGAAGATTATCTATGGGATTACTGCTTCAATTGTGAAATTGGCGACAGATCGGAATTTATCACAAGAACAAAAGAAATTATTTATGGCGATTAACGAAATTACAGGAAAAGTCATTAAAACATCTCCTCAGAATTCTGCATATTCTGAAGGATGGGAAAAAGTCTTCGCTAAGAAATCTGCAAACGAATGGCTCAAGACGATGCCAGATGTTCAGATGATGGACCCTGATGGTTGGAGACAGAACGATGGTGTGGATATGGATACTCCCATCAAATGGTCTGATTTCCAAAAAAGATTAAACATTTCAACAATACTTTGTAAAATTCCTAATGTATAACTTATTCTTAGACGATGTTAGAACTCCGAAAGAAGCATTTCTTTATGGGGAAGGAAAAATGTTGTGTGGATACTCTGATATTCCCAATGGTTGTTGGGAAATTGTTAGAAATTATGAGGACTTTGTGAAAATCCTCAACGAAAAGGGGTTGCCACGAGCAGTTTCTTTCGATTGTGACTTATGTAAAGACCATATGGTTCATTACATGAAAGAAACAACACGGTCTGAAATTTACGAATGGGAAAATTTTGATACCAAATGTGGTATCCACTGTGCCAATTACCTTAAATCATTATTAAAAGGTGGGGAAGATATTAAAATCTATGTCCACACCGCAAATCACGTAGGAAGACGAATCATTAAACAAATATTATCATGCTAAATAAAATTTTCATAGATCTTGACGAGACATTAATATCGGGATCAGCAGCATCGCGATATCTAACCGATTGTGATTTCACTATCGCATTAGAATACGGCGGTGTTTACGACATCAAAGTTCGATCATCAGCACTCGATGTCATTAAATTGGCACGTAGCTATGTTGGATTGGAAAACGTGTATATATTGACAATTGCGACTAGAGAATATGCAACAGAAGTATCAAGATTAGCTTGTTTTGACTTTCCTTCTGAAAATATAATCCCAAGAGAGGAAATTCACCAAGCAACATATAAGACATTATATGGTGGTATGAATTATGGGACTAATACTAAGATATCACATTCTGATAATGTTTTGATTGATAATCTTCCTGCTAGAGAGAACGAGAAGAAAATGATTTATATCGGTATTAAGCCTGATCGTTATCTCAGCATCACACCTTATTACGGAACGAATTTTGAAGATGATGATTTCTACTCATCAGTGGAAGAATTTCTCTTGCAAAAATCCAAATAACAGTAAATATTTCTATGAAGAATAATATTACCACACAAGGTTATTTTGTTAAAAGATTGAGAGATTCTGGTTTCGTCGTGGTCAAATTGTTTGATCAATACGGTCAACATGATCCTCGTAAATGGTCTGTGATGGTAGACCCAAGTAATACATCTGTGATGATCACTTGTTATCAAAACAAAGAGTTCAAAGGTGATATTCTATTCGAGATTAATGACGGTGGAAATCGTTTTATTAAAAATTTCAACCTCAAAACACAAAGTATGGAGATTGTCATCACCACTTTGATTGAAAAGGGTGTTGGACAAATCGAAGAAAATTCAGTCTATAAAAAAGACTAAATAATATTATGGAAAAGGGAGAAGAACCCCCTGATGAGGTATTTGTGGATGAAAAGGTTTTAGAAATCCTTAGAGAATCTTTGAAACAAAAGCTCAAAAGAGATAGAAAAGGTGGTAAAAGCGTAATTAAAAATGCTTTAAAAGCTACAATGCAAGAATTTTTAACATGTGGTAAACTCTTAGGTTACGATTTAGATGGAAATGTGGTGGAAATCTCATTTCATTCTAATAAATTAGAAGATAACGCCATGCAGAACCTCTTCATTCAAAAATTTGGAGAGTTCATGGCTGGTAGAATGAATATATCAGGTGATTTTTAATTTTTTAAAACCGAAAATAAAAAAAGGCGATGTCTATGCTGTTCAAGCAGGAGACTTCGTTGGTCAATTCTTTAATTTTATTAAAAAAGATGGCGATGAATACGTTTTTCTTTCCACACCATTGATGGAAATCCAACGAGTTCCAAAAGAAAAATTTGACTTTGCGAAAGAACAAGGTATCATTGAATACATTGAAAATCTTCCAAGAAATATCTTCCAAGTTATCGAAGCGGAATATCAACACCAATCAAAAAAGGTTGGTGGAGATTCCAAGTGATTACGTTGTATCCAAATTTTATGAATTTGGGTATAAAGTAAGTCATAATACTCATGGCAACACTTATAATTGTTGTTGTCCTATTTGTAGAGAAGGAAAAAGCTGGGGTCATAAGAAGAGATGCTTCTATATTCCAGAGAATGATAACATTTTTTGCCATAATTGTGGATGGTCATCCAAACCCTACAAATGGATCAAGGAAGTTTCAGGAATGTCATTCAATCAAATAGTCGATGAGATTGAAAAGGGTAATTTCGGCATGATAAATGTGATGGATTTAGAAGAAAAAGAAGAAAAACCAAAGACTACATCGTCTTTACCAGTAGATAGTATCAATTTATCTGATAAAAATCAGACGGATTATTACAAGAATAATAAGATTGTCCAAAAAGCCTTAGATTATATCAAGGATAGACGATTGGATAAAGCTGTGAACCGTCCTGATGCATTTTATCTATCTCTGAAAGACCGTGTGCATGATAATCGTTTGGTGATCCCGTTCAAAGATGAAGCGGGTAAGATCATCTATTACCAATCCAGAAGGATTTTAGATGATGAATCTCCAAGTTACTTGTCAAAAGATGGTGGAGATAAAAGTGTCTTCGGTATCGAGCGAGTATCGTCTGACTTAGACAAGGTGTTTATCATTGAAGGACCGTTAGATGCTTGTTTCGTAAAAAACGGATTAGGTGTTGGAGGTATTACTAAAGGTGAACAATTGTTTACTTTTAGTCAACAAGAACAAATGGATAGTCTGAAATTCTTTGAGAGAATTTGGGTGCTTGATAGTCAATGGCTTGACAAGACTGCACGAGAGAAGACACTAAAGCTCATTGAGATGGGGGAGAAAGTCTTTATATGGCCTGAGTATGATGGGAAACGCTTCAAAGACATAAATGCCGTGTGTATGGCTTATGAAATGAACGAATACCCAACAGATTTAATTCTGAAGAACACCTATAAAGGGTTGGCAGCAACGGTAAAGATGAAATTGATCAAGTGATCAATTATTATTCACGCTTTTTAGCGACAGACGTATCAATAGCATTACAAAATCTATCAATTTCACTTCTAATTCTTTCAATTGATCCCAATTCACTTGTTAAATCACCGATAATAGTGTTATTACGTGATTGTGAAATAGACGATAATACATTATCTTTAAGATACGTATCAATTTTTTCAAAATTTGCTTTCCAGCTATCAACAGTGGAAATCATTTCTTGATTTTGAGAATCATCTCCCATAGTAGCCATAACATTTGGATCTGCTTCTGTATCTACACCATATTCATCGAGAGTGATTCCATCATCCAATTGTCCAGCAGCAGCAGCTTCTTCAGCAGCAGGATCGAACTCCAGTTCAGGTGCTTCTTGTAGTAATTTGAGGAATTTAGCTTGAAATTTGTTTCGCATATTATTATTTAGTGTTAGGGGTTGGTGTTGCTGTATTGGCAGTTGGTGTTGCTGTATTGGCAGTTGGTGTTGCTGTATTAGCACTTGGTGTTCCTTTATTAGTGGAACTCGTCTCCACATAATTTTTAATCAAATTGTATATTTGTTGGGTATGATTTCCAGCATTACCACCAAAAATTTTAGATATATCTTTACCAAGATCATATGCAGCAGATTGAGCGAATTCGTGTATTTTATTAACATCTCGCATTCCTTGTTTAGAAAATCCTCCTACAATTTTATTAGCGAATCTACGAAGAAATCCTTCTTCTAAAATTTCTTCTAATTTTTTCTGATCTTCTATCGAATAACGTGCCATGATATTATTTAGCTTAAATGATTAAATAATCTATGTATGGCTGCTTCAAATTCTCCTTATTCTACTGCAATCGCCTCTGGTGCTATTGATTTTGATTTCAAAAATCCTCTAAATCCTTCTGAACAGATGAGAAAATATAAAACGGATGAGAAATTGGCACAAGCACCAGACACTCTCCCATATGAATTTGAAGGACTGCCTCAATATCTAGCCGATATCCAAGACAGTGCATTTCAAGCGTCTTCCAAACTGAATAATATCATTAAAATGGAAAAATATCAAAAAAATGGTGATCTAATTAAGCTGAAAGGTAATCTGGAGAAGATCATGATGTATTTGATGAAAAATGGTGACAAGATATTGTCGAATTATACCATTGGCAATAATTAAAAACTAGAGTATAATCGGGCATGTTCAAAATTCCCGATAACATAAAAATGAAACACGTTCATGGGTATCCTCCCTATGAACAAATGTCGATCCTTAAAGATATCTGTAATAAATCAACACCTTATTCAGAGACAAGAAAGGTTTCAATTGGAATGACTAAAAAGAAAAATAAAAATCAACAGAAATGGCTAACTGACAAGCTCAAAGGTGATTGGATGGATAAAGAACTGATCATCGAAATTGCATTGTTCGAGTCTTTGATTCATTATGTGGAAAAGGAAGATGGTCTTAATGATGCTGCCTATGACTACTCCTATGAATTAGAAAAGGGTCATATCGATCAGAAAACGGCGAATGCTAATAAAAAGCGTCAAAAAGAACTCAAAAATGCTTATCTTTATCTAAAAAATGAGCGTCCTGCTCTACAATATCAAGTTGATAATTGGGGTGGGACTAATGTAAATGAATATTTGATACTGGAAGAATCGTTTTTGAAGAAAGATACAAAAATAATGAACACAATTATAAAATACAGGGGGTATTTATGGAATTAAGTATTGAAAATCACGAAGCATTTAAGAATTGCGAAGGTAAAATGATCTGCCAATTGATTGGTGGCTCAACTTTGTATGGTTTGAACACACCAGAGTCCGATATTGATTATCGTGGTCTATTCGTCGCTAAAAATAAGCGATATTTAGCCAATTTGGATAATATTGAATCGATTGTCCAGACTGATGACATTGATTCCACTTATTATGAGATCACTCGATACTTAAAATTATTGAGAAAGAGTAATACTCAGGTTTTGGAGATATTATTTGCTCCCAATACAGCATTCACCTACAAACATCCAATCTTTGACGAGATTGTCACCCATGCTTACGATCTAATCGACACTAATACCCTTAAAAATTCATTAAAGGGTTATGTATTCAGTGAGATTCGATTGGCTACTGGACAAAGAAGCGGTCAGTTAGGTGGTAAAAGGAAAAAAGCAGTGGAAACCTACGGATTCAGCCCCAAAAACTTTGTTCAAATCCTTCGTTTGTGTAAAGTCGGTATTGAGTTCTTCACCACTGGTAAATACATGGTAAACGTCAAGGAATTTGATGAGAAGTATTGGGAGAAATTGATGGATTTAAAAACTAGCCCACAATACTACACATGCGAGCAATTGGAGCGAATGGTGAACGAAGAATTTGGCAAGTTGGAAGGAATCATGGAGTCATCTAAGATCTCTTTCAAATTTGATCCAGACATTGCAGCAGATATTATTTTAAAAGCAAAACAAATATGAAATACGGAAAACAGATATTATTGGGAGTAGTGGCTTCAAGTGCCATTGCTTATGGGTTATCAGATAATTTGGAGTCATTCTCTAAAACATTTGTCTTGGCTGGATTAGGGTTCGGCTCAGTTTATTACTGGTCGCAAAACAGAAAGAACAATGATAAAAGAGTGGAAGAATTGGAAGAACTTTTGGGCAAGAAGAAAGTTGATGAGCGTGTCGAGACTCTGGAGAATATGCTTCAAGAATCCGATGTGGTAATCACTGAGCAAGAAGAAGTTATTAAAAATTATGAGGAACTATTGGACGAAGCATCTGTCAAATTCCCTTGTAATTGTGGTAACAACATGTTTGATGGCATTTTCAAACCAATGGAAGAATTTGTGGTTGAATGTGACTATTGTAAAAACAAATATTCCGTCACACTTAAATTGGATACTATACTGATCACTGAACCAATCGAAGAACTTAACATTGATAAACTAATTAAAGAAAATACAAAATGATAAAAATAGAGACTAAAAAAGGAAATGTTGAAATGACACTGACTGAATTTGCAAGATGGGCATGTTTAGCAGAAGCATTTATCTTCATTGAAAACAAAGCTGAAGAACTAAACATTAACCCTGTCAACATGATTAAGCCACTGGCAATTGAAAAATACATTGACGAGCGATATCATGCAATGCTTTCCGATGTTCGATATGAGTATGATCTAGGAATTTTGGAGTAATCCTATAACTTCTTTCTCAATTTCCGATTGTTTATCTTCCGATAATACGTCTTTGAAATGTTCTTTCAATTCGTTTGTCGGAAGATTTAATTCGTGAAAACCTAACATGTAATTACGATATCTTTCTTCGTATTTGTTTGGATAAGTAACACCATTTGGTCTATTAAAACGATGCAACCATCTTAAAAACGGCAAACATAATGTTCTTTTACCATTTTTTATGTATTTTTTATGGATATATCCTTCTTCTCCACCAAATCCACGAAATTCTTTGTTAAATCCTAACCAAGAATCTTTTCTACAAGAAAAAAGACCAAGACCCTGAGAGGGGATTTCAAAGGGGTCGTTATCTTTATCTGATCCTCTTTCATCTGTTTGCCAAGTGCCTAACATATGTCCTCTCCATGTGAAGTCGAAATGAGTTGAATAATTTTTCAAATCATCATAAATGATCGGTCCTTGTAGTAAATTACCACCATCTAAACCACTGTCATAAAAATCTATCAGTCTTTTCAAAGATCCTTTTTCTAAAAAGACATGAGAATCGATTGATAACACATAAGGAGTATCTGCCAACTCGAATATTTTATTTCTAATACTGGTTGATTTATATTTTACGAAAGGAAGATATTGAAACGGTTCTTTCATCCAATTTGTCAAATCCCTTATCGCTTTACCATGATTTGAATCAGGATTATTATCAATAATTACAAATTCGATATCATCCAACACTTCCGAATGATACATTCGTATTGCTTGAATGGTGAAATATACCCCATCATAATCATCATGTGTTGCCATTCCAATGGTCAATTTTCTCATGTAAATAATTATTAGAATCCTAATTTATTACAAGTATTATCTACACATTTTGGGATAAAAATCGTCGGAATTGTAGTCGTAGTAGTGGTTGTAGTTGTAGTAGTAGTTGTAGTAGTGTTTGTTATTTTAATATTTAAAGGATTTAAAGTAGTTGGTAGTGTCAACGAAACCGATAGTGGTGGTATGGAAATCGTGGTAAAACGTGGCACAATAGGTGGTAAATTTACTGTGACTTCTGGTTTCGGCACGCAACATTTTTCAGTTGTTGTTTCAGGTGGAGTAGTTGTTGGTGGTGGAGTAGTTGTAGCGGTGGTGGTAGAAGTGGTGGTGGAAGTGGTGGTAGTAGTGGTTGTAGAAGTAGAAGGTGGTGGAGTAGTGCTAGATGTAGGTGGTGGAGTAGTGCTAGAGGTAGGTGGTGGAGTAGTATCCGTAGGTGGAGGAGTAGTATCCGTAGGTGGAGTAGTACTAGAGGTAGTGGTGGTGGACATAATAGAGGATAAATTTATGAAATTTACTTTTCAAATTACATTAAAATATAATTTGAATCATCAGTTACTATGTAAAAAGTATTCATATCGCGACTACCCGATGAAGTTGAAAAAGTTGTTCTATTAGTGCTTACTAAATTTGTTATAGTGCTGCCAAATTTAGATATTTGTGTGTTACTATCGATTCCCTTACCTCCAATAGCCTCCCAATCGCCAATATTAGCTCCAGTGCCACTCTTCAATCGATATAGTATTTTGGTGTCACTATTATAAACAGTATCGCCGATTTCTGCTGGAGCGACACTGGTGATATTTGTCACTGTTCCTTTAAATAGATTACCAGCGAGAACGCCACCAGTCGTTACACCATCGCCAATAAATAATCGTTTGGTATCTGTAGTAAAAGCAGGTTCTCCCGAATTGAAAATTATATTTCTACGTTCATTATCAGTTCCTTGGCGGAATAAAATTTTTAATAGTGTGTTGTTAAAGATTTCTATACTCATGATTAATATGCGAAAATTGGAATTGCGAATCTACCGAATTGTTGACCTGTTTTTGAACTGAAATCACCTTCATAAGCTAAAAACCCAGCAGATGATAGTGTTATTGTTACCGTGGTGACACCATTTGATGATATCGCCTCAAATCTAGTTAATTGAAGACCTGGTATAGCACCTGTGATAGTGTGTGCAGGTGTCCCATTAAAAATAGATGATAAGCTATTTGTCGCATTTAACGTAGAATTGCCTGTCAGTGTTGTGAAAACAGACCTCTGAACTGCTTTTGTGTCACTAATGTTCGTCCACGCACTTAATTTGGTAGCAGATGAACCATTCATTTGATATAGAACACCATCGAAAGTTGATACATCATTACCATTAGCACTTAGAGTTGTTAGAGAATTGTATGTGCTTACTGGTGGAAAAAATTGTGATTTACCAAAAGAAGAACTAATCGAATTGTATAATGAAGTATAATTAGCAGTTAAAATACCATCGACAAATGAAAAATTCGTCGGATTGGTTCTCAAAGTAACTGTATTACCATTCCCACCGCTCAAACCATTTCCAAATGATGTTGACAATAATTCTCTAGTAGTAATCGATGCAGCATTTAACGATAATTTACTAGCTGAAAGTCCGAAAAATGTTGGATTATAATTGATTTGTAATTTATTATTATTAATAAACAAGCCACCACCAACTGTATTTGGGTTTATTTTAGATGCCGATAGACCACTCAATTTCAAATTGATTGTTGAAAAAGAGTCATACTCAAATTCTTGTGATACTTTGGTAGCGATCCTACCCCATTTTGTGATATCAGTATAAGGGTTCGCCGTTAATTGATACCAAATATTATCAATAGATACGATATCACCTATTTCCGAATATGTATCGGATAAACTATAAAAATTAGTCAGAGGTATATGATTTTTTGTCGTTATTGATACTCCACCGCTCAATACACCGTTTCCGATGTATAAACGTTTGGTATCAGTTGTGTATCCAGGTTCCCCTTGATCCAAACGAACAGATTTTCTTTGTTCATTCGTACCTCTACGGATTTTTAATTTAGATATGACGATATCAGGCATAATTATGAAGTTCTTTTCCAGACATAAACACCGAATGATGGTGGTGTATTATCAATAGGGTTCCCACTACCAGTATTATCCAAAAATACCTGACCATCTAAATTTAGCGTTTTATTCGTACTGTCGTCTGTCGTATGACCAGCGTTCTCGTGAACCATGGAACGTCTGGAATCCAATAAAGTTGGTTCACCGCTCATAAGAGTCTCTCCACTAGGTCCTCTAGTGCCAGTGACTCCAGTGTGGGTATGACTTGGTAACTGTCCTACAGTTAATGTGGTTACATATTCACCACTATTATCACCGCTTGTAATGTTTTTAAGATTTACTCCATCGTCACCCAAACCGACACCAGCCAAAAATCTACCTTCTGCCACAGCTTGCCATTTGGTATTCGAAAATCTCGATTGTGGATTGACATCATCAGATGAGAGATAAATTGAATTCACAGGATAAAGGTAATCAATCAAAGTGGAGTAATTACCGATGCTATAATTGTCAGATGATAAAGTTCCAGTGAAAGATGCACCATTGCCATCAGAACCCACTTTAAAAGAAGTTTTATTACCCGAACCATCATAAACTTGGGGTAAACTGGCTCCATCAGTGGGGACATTTGAGGTGTGTAATATTCCTTTATAAGAATCTGCGATGAATTGGTCAGTGAGATCAGGTAGCATAATATTATTTATTCGGAAGTTGTTAAATTGGAAATTAATTTTTGTTGAATTTCGACTATTAATGTGAAAATTCTTTGCATAGTTGTTGTGTTGATGCTTTCATTGCCATTAATTCGTAAATTATCAAAGTCGTAACTGATCAATTCAATATTATTCAATAATACGTCATCTTTTTTAAAATTAAATGAATTTGACGCTTTGGTGAAGAGTGTCAATACGTCTTTCAGAATGTTCGAAAGATTTTGGTTGAAAAATATACCGAACGAATAATCTCCACATGTCACATTTTTGAAATTTTTCGTGATATTACTATCAATTGCAGTGTATCTATTATCTTCGATAGGTTGTTTTAGTACATATATTCTACCAGAATTGTGTAATAATGTGTAATTTTTATCACCCTTAGTAATTTCACTGAATAGTATGTTATAAAAGTTATTGGCGTTCATTCTATTCGTATTCCACTTAATTGGAGCGTTGTCACTGCCAAATTTATGATAAGTGTTTTTGAAGAGATAGTCAGGTGGATATTTCAAATTGAATTTCTTGAAATTATTGGCAGTATTACGTGGGTTGGATATAAATCTAGTTTCAATATTCTTCACACTTCTTATATAAAATATATTAGAATCGTAAGTTGAAAAAGCGATATCATAATTATCCACCTCCAAATCATTTATTTCATAATTAGTGAAAGTAGTGGAGATGGAATAAGGAACAAATGTAAAAATTGAATAAATACCGTTTTTTTCATGTAAAATGATGACAAAATCGTCAACACTTCTGATATCAATCGCCACGACATTTTCTATACTATATTCAGATAGATTTACTCTTCCAAGTAATGTTGAAGATTTTTTATTCCAAAGATAAAGAATATTCCCATCAATTACGGTTCTCATATTGTCACCATATTTCATAAATTTCACATTATTGGAATTTATGTTGAAAAATTTGTCATTGAAATTGCCAAATGCTTTTGAAAATTTCTCTTTAGCACTCCATTTTAAAGAAATGGTGTCAACATTGCCGATTTTTATACTATCAACTAAGATTAAAGCTTCACATTCGATATAATTCAATCCTTCATAAGTGTTGATGACATCATTTATAATTATATTGATTTTATTTTCAAATTCATCATAATTTATACCATAAACCTCCTCGCCAAATTCCAAGTTTTGAATATTATATGTCAATAATGAAGTATCATCAAATGATCCATTTATTGTTATCAATTCTTTACCAGTTGAGCAGAGATATTTGAATTTTTGATCAGATTTCACTACAAAATCACCATATTTCACTTTTTCTAAAAAATCCCATTCACTCGAATAGTTAAAATTGTCAATATGTGTGACAACATCTTTACCCACCATCAAATCATTGTTTCTTTCATCTCTAATTGTTGATGATAGTCCATAAAAATGGCAATCGTTTTCATCGAAATCCACGATTTGAGGGTTACTAATAATCAAAGATTTGAAAACAATCAAATTGTTTGTATTGATTTTATCGAAAATTTTATCTAATTCATTTTTATTTAAAACATCGAAAGCATTAGTGAAATATGGTGTTATGTGTTGAATCGAATCAAATTGATTATCAAATTCTAATTTTTTAAGATAAAATTCCGACGAAAAATTATTTTTCGATGTCAATTCTTCAGAGAATTGGTCTTTGGTCTTGCCAGTATAAGCCACACCATTATCAACATTAAAAAATCCTGAATAATCAATACCATTTAAGGTAAAGGATTCACCGTTTGTATATTTGAAATATGTCATCATTATTCAATAAATTCTATGTTATTTACTTCCGAAGTTAAAGGTGAGAAGGATTTGCATGTTTCCGTTACAATCCTTTTCAATTCATTTTTGATATTATCGGGGAGACTAATATTTTTAATCAAAATATCAACATGATTTGATTTGAAGGTTTGATTATTACAGACACTTTGCAACAATTCGATTTCATCTTCGCTATTTCTTTGTCCAGATGGAATAGTGATAACCAGAGTGTCTATACTTTGCAACCCATTGGTGTATGGTAATATTAAAGATTCGTCGAAATCGATATATCTTGTATATATTTTGAAATTTTTAATATGATCATTATCAACAAAGTCTCCGAAAAGTATTTTCTTGCCAAAAAATTGTGATTTATCAAAAGTGAACTCTTTGATACTTGCACCATTCAGATTAAAATATCCTCGTCCATTAATAGCATCGATAGCAACTACCAACGTGTTAATTTTTAATTTTTTAAAGCTTGCAGTAGCATCAAAACCGATAATAGTTTCATTACTAGAATCATACAAATTCATCAGAAATGAAATATTACCATCATTCTTCTTATCAATATTCAATCCACCATTAATATTATTGCGTTTACTAGAAAACGACCAATTGGTATTATCACCACTGAAAGTGAAAAATATGGAAAAGACACCATCTGCATTTATATTTTCAAAATAATTTATTTCGTTGAAAAAATTAACATTTTCAATTTTACACACTGGAATCTCATCTGGAGAACTCACAGTAGGTAAAGAATTCAACCGTTCATATACAAATACATCATTTGGTTCAATGATAAAATCACTTTTTTTATCAAAAACCTGATAAGCTGATAAACTTTGTTTGGCGAGTTCATTTCCTGATACCAATTGTTCAATCAAATCAGTGTAAGTAACATTGAAAGTTGAATTAGTCGCCAATGCTGATGCCTTCTCAATGCGATCTGGGTAATAATATCTATCTACCCATACTTTATTATTACTCGAAGGCGAACCAGATAACCAAGTGCATAGGTAATTTTGTCCATCAGTGTATCCATTGGCATTATCCAATTTGTAAACCTTATCAGCATACAGAGGAGTTGTATATGAAAATGCTCCTGATTCTACAAATTTTGTATCATTTATGTTGATTTTTGTGAAAGGATTTAGATCGTTTGGAGCTTTAATCGTATTCATACCACTTTTAATGATATAAGGTTTATTGTAGAATACATAATTCAAAGACAAACTTTCGTCTTTCTCACTATCAATATCATTGAAAATCGATGTATACGATCTCATCTCTTTCATGTAGAAAGGAGAATTGTTTGAAGATATCAAAGTGTTTCCAGATGTGAAAATATCTTCTTGTGTCAATTGGTTTTTCAAAGTGATGATCTCAACATCATCGTTTTCAGAATGCAATAGATAATTGTTAGATAAATCTTTTTCTATCAGATTATCTGGGATGATGTTACTCTCCTCATAACCAACCAATGTGAAATTCTCATTGTCACCAATATTATTATAGATTTTTTTGTCAATTTTGATATTATTCAAGGGAGCCAATATTTTATTGGCACTTGTAAACGGAACTAGAGTTAGATTATTACCTTGTTTTGTGAGTATCTTACAAGATCCATCATTTCTGAATAGGCATAACGAGTTATTAGAGCTAGAGTAAATGTAATTGAAATCTATACCAGACAATCCTAATTTTCTAGTATAAAAATTGACAGTGTTGTTAGAATCTTGCGTTAGATAGTATTTTTTATAATTGTAAATTTTGTAAATGTTACAAACATTTGAATCTTTCAGATCAATTATAAAATTGGTCGAATCTGATGTAATATCAAGGAAAGAATAATCTCCATAATAATCATATTTTGTATAAATACCAGATAATGCCAATTGTTCCGTATCTTTTGGTTTGAATCCCAAATAAATCCCTCCAAATTTTAAAAATGTTAGAGATTTTTCCAATTTTATAACATTTTTATCATTGAGAGTTATGTCAGACAGCTTACGTTCATCAGTCAAATAGAAAATGCTGTAATTTTTATATTTGACATCTCTGATGTTGGAAAATGCGTTATAAAAATTGAATTTATACCCTCCATCATAGTATCTTTCAAATTTATTGAGCGTGAAATTCTCATCATTGTATGAGAAATCACGAGCTTTACAGGATGATATTTGACTTATAAAGGTATCCACATTAGTATTTAATTGAATGGTGTTTCAAGCTCAATCAAATACCCACCATTTTTGGTCACAAATTGGTGTATTTTTTTATCAAATTTGCTGATGGTCTTTATCAACGTTAAATCTTCAATACTTTGCGAATAATTATAATTGATAACACTGATGGGAACGGTAAAAGTGGAGATATCACCATTACAATAGGATATGTAAACATTTGCCGATAGATTTTTACTCGTCGAAGAAACACTTGGGTAATAGACATGACTATGAGTAGTATTCAATACCTCCGAATACCTATTAATCGGTGAAAAAATGTTTAACATGACATCATTTTCAAAAAAATCTTCAACATTATCACCCCAATTTATTTTCAAGAAACAAGGTAAAAATTTTTCCGAAACACCAGTCAAAACAACATTTAGTGTTGTTATATCATTCAACACCACCAAAGGCACTGTCGTTGTATTGGATGTGTTACTCGAAGATAAAGATAAATATGCAGTATTCATTTTTGATTGTATTGTGAAATATTTATTATTTCCAAAGGATTCATTTTGAAATCCATTTCACTCATAACAAATTCATTTAGAGCATTCTTAATCAAGAATGATGTGGTGAACTTATCATTTTTCGGATTGTAAGCCAATGTTGGCGATTCAAATGTGGACATTGAGGGCGAATTCACCTTTATTGGAGATATTGAATAATCATCATATTCTGATAAAGTGTGTTTTTCAGTGTTGAATTCAAATATCGAAGGGCTTACAAGCACATAATCAACATTATTACTCGATAAGCTTCTAATAGTGGTGAAGTAAATGTTGCCATCTTTACTGTATCTATTTGAAATATTACCATTATGTTGGATTATATATGTCTGTTTGGTTGGAGTCAAAAATTCACCATCTTCAAAAATCAATTTAGTGATAATTAAGTTGTTTTCCGTTTCAATTGTGAGAATATCAGAGATAATATCAAATCTCTTAACAGCACTTACCGATTCAGTATACACTGACAATGGAAGAACACCCGTTAGATAACTCAATTCAGATTCAAAAGGTGAAATTTCCATTGTATATGAGTTTCTAACATACAATTTACCATTCAAATTGAATCTGTTATAAAGATTTTGAACAGGTGCTGACGATAATACGTATTCACTCGATTTCAAAGTAGTATTATCGTAATAAATTTGAGATATAGTTGGGGAAAAATCTGGATAATCACTACCAAACCAAGCACCATCAATCATAAATGTGCTTAATTCATTAGGAAACACATTTTGAGTCATGTTCGCTGTTATAGTCGGAAATCTAGAATCATCCAAAGCTCTTCTCAATGGTGAGGAAGAATTAATACCACCTTCAATCAGTCTTGAGTAATAGAAATTACCACTCAATTCAAAAGAACTCAAATCAGACGATGCTGCGTCGATATACGGAGTATCACCGTCCATTATGAACAAACCTTCCAATGTTTGGAAATTTGGAAGATATTCATTCTCATAATAAAATTGATTATTACTGAAATCACCACCAAATATTTGATAATACAGATCGATGCTAGAAAAACCGTTGGTGAATGTGCTTAGTCCTGATCTACTTGTGTAATCATATGTGGTATTATCAACCGTTGAATAATTGAAATTGAAGCCTTCTCCATAGAGATAGTCATAGAAAGTGTGACCATTTAATATCTGATAATATACAGGGGCAGCTTCATAAGTAGAAATAGTTTTTGTGAAGCTATTATCATCTTTAAACAAACCGAATAAATTGTTGTAGATATCGCGTTTAGAATCTTGTAGATAACCGATATTTGGTAATCTATCAAGATATTTGTCGAAATTTGGTTCGATTTTTGATACGTATCCGTAATATTTGCTGTCATTTCTTTTACTCGATGGTAATATTTGCGATTTACCAGAAGTGAAATTTCTACGAACATAGTCATTATCATTGATAAACGTGACAATATCACCATTATCACCTCTTATAGACGGATCAGGGAAATAATAAATGGTATTCGGTTCCAGATTCTCAGTATTGAAAGAAAAGCTGAGTGTTTTCCCATCAATATTGATTATCGAGGTTTTATGAGGTCGAAAATATCCAATATCTTCTTTTGAAATTAAGATTTTTCTATCTGTCGATGCTGTAGTTGGGTAATCAACATTTAAAAAATTTTGTGACGGATCATCAGCCAATATAGCCAAACCAGATACAAAATTATTCACAGTTGAGCCAGTGGACAAGTAATAAAAATCACTACCAATGTATTTTTTAGTCAGTCTTCTTTTATTGTCCAAAAGGTCATTTATTTCTTTGATACCTAATTCCGAACTAGACATACCAGAAAACACGTTTGAAATAATTTCTGAATTATTTTTCAAAAATATATCCAACCCATAATCTAGATCTTTATTATCATAAATCCTATCATTCGGAGTTTGGTTGAAATATAATGGATATGAATCATACAATTCATCAATATCAATATCAATATTTTCTTTGATTTGTTGAATATCATAATAAATTTCACCATTAGAAACATTTTCCAAATAATTTATGATATTGTTTCTTATTTCTTGCACCAATAGATTATTAGTGCCGAGTAACTTTTTCTTTACAACTTGATATTTTGCTTCTTCTCTCTTTTTATTGTAATAATTAGCAATCTCTATCAATTTTCGACTGTAGAACGGTATTGCCAACTCTAAATCCAAAGGATCATTGAAATCCAATTGTGATAAGAATTTCTGCTCCTCTGTTGTGGAGTATTTTAAATTTATTTCTTTTATGAAATCTCTATATCTCTCGATAATAACCAAAGAATCTTCTGATTCCTTCACATTCTTCACCCTATTCCATCTTTTCAAGTATTGAATGTAAACATTTTGCAAGTTATCAACTGAATCTTCTGCTACTTTTATAAATTCTAAGAAAGAAAATGGTTGTGACGAATCCAAAGCATCGACAATATCGACATTTGGATTTGTGATGGATTTGGGAAGTGTGATGTTTAATACGTTCTCCATTTTTATTATTTAACCAGAGATAATGATTGATAAAGTGTATCACGTAATACAATTCCCATTGTGAAGTCTTTGTAAGACGGTGTGGTGTATTCATTGAGAATATAATTACCGTTTTCATCCAAAATCGGGTCATTATCATTATCTCTAATGATGTTTTCCGTGGATAACATGTCATATAACGTATTATCTTTGATTATGGTGTTATCATACAGAGTATTGTCGAAAGTATCGACATATTCGAAAAATAGATAATATTTTTCTATATCTCCAAATTGGAAAGTATCAGGTAATACCAACGGCCATCCCCAATTTTGATTGTAGGATGATAATGCATAGACAGTATTTGTGGTATATTCAACAGGCTGCTCAGTATTCAATAGGGAATATTTATTACTGAATTTTTCGAGTGCTACAATAGGAGTTCCAGCAGATACCACATAAGTATTCGTGTTTATCTCATCTCCGAGATTGATACCGTATACACTCTTAGATGAATATCCTCTCAAATCGAAATTTTCTTTGAATTTGTTATTGATACCCAACAATTTATTGTTGCTGATGGAAAAAAGATCCAAAATTCTTTTAATTTTTTCTGGATAAGTGAAAGAATTGTCCTCAAACACATTATTCGATGCGTTCAGCATTTTCATTTGTGAAATTAATGGGAATATCTCGTTCCTATCAACATCTTGAATATTCTGAACAAAATTTGTTATTTTTTCGTATATCTTCTTACCGAGAGTGTCATAAGATGAAGTCAATGTTCCAAATATAGACCCAATAAATTCATCAAACAGCATACTATCATCCAAAAGAAATTCTTGGAATCGTAAATCCTTGAACATTTCAGTGGCATCGTAACTCTCATTCTTTTTCTCAATTGTTAAGAAATTCTGTGGATAAACATCAAATACAGATGTCTCACCATTCAAAGAGTATACACTACCTTGAACTGATGATACTGATCCAGATACCGTGATTTTAACATCATTCATTTTGGTTGGTGATGTGAAACGTATGGTATTTCTCACTGCACCATTGAAAGAATCTTTAGCTGATATTGTATAATATTGAGATGAAATAACATCGTCTGAAGATAATACCGTATATACTAAGTTTGAAGCAGAAAGAGGTTTAAAATTCTTAACTGTAAAGTGTTCTGAATCTTTAACTTTAATAACAAAGGGAATATCGACGTTTGAAAACTTTTGAGAATCTATGTTGAACGAATCTTCCGCATAAAATTCACCATCCATACCATTTGAGGTAACACTGAAATTATCCACTTCATTATTTTGAATGATATTAGCAGATAGAGATACTTTCAAATTGTTGTCCCATATGTTATTGTTTCTTTTATCAAAGAAAAGATCGATTTGCAACTTATTGACACTATCGTCTTTAAAATAGACTTGCTTGTTACCTGATAAACCAACATAAAACGCTGATACATCTGTAGAATTAGTCAATGTAATACTATTATTTGATATCTTAGCATACACTGGAACTGTATCTATTTCAATTTTATCAATCTCGATATATTCATATTGTTTTTTTGTCTGATTGTATATTTTTTCAAAAAAAGAATATGTGTTTCTTAAATGTCTGAACTTATCTGGAGTATCTTGGAAATAATACTCACTGCCACTTCCGCTTATTCTGTAGAATATGGTGGAAGGAGTAACATTACTTGGGTAAGTTGCTGAAGCAATTAAAGGACCTGAAATCTTTCCATTTTTCCATGTAATGTTATCATAATACGATGCATCTTCAAAGTCTATTCTAAAGGTGTTTACCAAATAGTCTTTGATATCAACTGTTTTAATTGTATTTGATATAATAGCGTTTGAATAGCAATCGAAAATTGTTAGATTGGTATCATATTTTCCAGGCTTATCGTAATATTTGTTAGCAGTTAATGATGTGGAATATGTCCCATCACCGAAATCCCACAAAACTCTAATATATACAAAATTATTAACATTTGGTATAAATTTTAATGGTGTTTCCTTTAGAGCATATGCACTAAGAACTTGTTCGTTTTTGTAATCAACGATTTTAAAATCAAATTGTTGGTAATTACTCATTTACTATTGAAATTTTTTGATATATTGATTGAGGATTGAAGAAGTAAGGGAATTTGAAGAATGGTAATGTCGTCGTTTGATTGATAATAAGATCATCAACATCCTCATAAATAGGATTCCATGATACGAATGAAATACCATTGAAGATCTCATTACCATTTCTTGTTCTTATATTGGCGACTCCTTCCAAACTTAATATGTCCGATGTCAGCGATGAAATATCCAGCTTTTGCCCTAAGACATTTCTTGAACTATCGAAAAACGACAAGATGATATCGCCAACTTTCTTTTTCAAATTTTCAGGATTTGTTTTAGAATCGTTTCTACGAACAATTTCTAATTTACTCGTATCCAAGACGCTTTTGTTAGCGACACCATTGGTAAATCCAATATCGAAAGCGACATAAATTGGATCACGAGGGACTACTTCATGGCTTAAAATTTTTCTATCTTTTGTTTTTTCAATAATCAAATTTTTCAAGCTATTTGATAGAAACGGTGGATATGTACCATCATCTTTTAGACTAAATTTGGGAACACAAAACACGTTTACATTATTGAAGTCACAAGAATCTGCAAAATTTACTTGATTTATGATTACTCTGTTTGATTTATTGGGATCAACACAGATTTTGTAGAAATAGTCAATATAACTATCAATAAAAATTTTGTTATTGACAGTCTTAACAGAAGAAATGATATTCGATATCTCTTTGTTCAAGAAAGTATCATAATCATCCTCAGTTACCAATTTTATTTGAGAATTTAAATATTTGGGAACGTTGTTTTTGATTTGCTCAACACTTTCTGCTTCCGATATAGCAGTGGAATTGTCTGTATTGGTGAAATACAGAAACGAATTGTTTACAGAATCAATGACATTCTCACTGTTGGAAGTTGTGGTATCATTATAGATTTGAGTGAATATAGTGGAGTTGAAATTGAACAATTTGTTACCATTGATAGCACCTTTGCTGATAATACCATTGATGTTATCACTCAGGATGTAATAAATTGCAACTTCATCACCAGATTCAATTTTTTTACCGAAAACACCATTACCGAATTTGACTTCATAGAACCCTGAATCGTTCAGGCGAACACTGTAGTAACGATCATCGTTTTTAGCGAGGAAAATATTATCCAATTCTTGGTATTCATACCATTTACCATCACTCTGCTCTTTGACATACACACTGATAGTCCCATCAGCAATAAATCTGGTATCGTTGGTATCGACTCTATTAACTACTACAATCGGGAGAGTTTCAAATTCATCACCATTTGCAGTGTATATTGGATATTCACCAACTGTGCCTTGATAAAGGATTAAATTATTTTTAATACTATCAATATCCTGAGAACCAGTAATTGATTTTTCAAAATTGAAATCTTCCAATATCGTGTATTGGATTTTATCAACCAAGAAATATCCATATTTTCTTAATGTGTAGTTACCAACTCCCAAAGAATTGCTTGCCACACATGACACAGGAACTAGAGATGTTTGTTTACCAGTTGGTTTATACCCGATCAAATTTACGATTTTGTTGATGTTCTCATAAATCGTAGCTTGAGAGAACATACTCTCCGAAGCTGTCTGGTTCAAATAAAACAGTAAAACATGGTAACTAAAAGCGATGATATCAATAAAAGAAGCTAAGTTACTTCCCTCATAATTCTGATCAGTGAAATTAGAATTTTCATTCAATTTTTGAATGATGAAATCTTTGAGAGAAAGCGCATCGAAATTGATGTAAGCGTTTTTCGGTAAATTGTATTCAATAGATTCTTTCATTTTTTATTATTTAGAGGATAGTGTAACCGATGGTATTTAATTTTGATTTGATACTTAAACCTTCCACATCTAAAGATGGAATATTGATTTGTAGAAAAATTCGATATTCCTGTGCATCAGGATCAGCAAATACTGAAACATTTGTCACTGTAATTCTTGGTTCTAAAAGAGGTAATCTTCTTGAGATGTCATCTTCGATGATTTCTGAGGTATAATCATCCACAGGTTCAAACAAAAATCTTCTCAGATCAATACCAAAGGTAGGATTCAATATCTTTTGACCAGGTGCTGTCAAGAAACAATTAACAATACTATTTTTAATCGCTTCGACATCGAATATAGCTTGAATATCCTTCAAATTCTCTTTTCTATTCAATTGGTTATTGTAAGAATAAGCTGGCTTGAGGTCAAAATCGACATCTTTATACAAATATCCTGAAGAATTTGCATTTTTCTGTGCTTTTGACTTTTGAAGAGATGATATTTTAATACTCACATTATTATTTAATTGATGACTAAATAATCATATGCCTAAGATTTCCCAATATGATCCAGCGACAACACCTCTATCTGGTGGTGAGACTTTTATTTTGAATCAAAGAGGGGTGACATATAATACTCCTTTAAGCTCTATCAAAAATTATACGGATACCACTTTCCGTGCTATTTCTGCTAATTATGCTAGAGTAAACGTTAATAATAATTTCTCAACGACTCAAACTTTTGCTACAAGCGCAATTAATATAGGCAGCTTGCCTATTAGCGCGACACGTACAGATAGTTTTTTTGTCGGTAAGAATGCTGGTAGTGGTACTACAAATACAGTGCGTTCCAATTTCTTAGGAAGATATGCTGGTCATTTAGCCGTAGATGCGGGTAATTCTAATTTCTTGGGTTATAAAGCTGGTTATTTCGCCGAAGATGCGAGTGATTCTAATTTCTTAGGTTATTATGCAGGTAGCGGTGCTATCAATGCATTTAATTCTAATTTCTTAGGTTATAATGCTGGTATTGAAGCTAACAATGCAAATAATTCCAATTTCTTAGGTGCTAATACTGGTTTCCAAGCTGATGATGCAAATAATTCCAATTTCTTAGGAAGATATGCTGGTAATTATGCTACCAATGCAAGTAATTCTAATTTTTTAGGTCAGAGGGCTGGTGAACGATGTGTTGATGCATTTAATTCTAATTTTTTAGGTCAGAGGGCTGGTGGAGGTAGCACTGGCATCTATGCTACCAATGCAAGTAATTCCAATTTCTTTGGTCTTGAGGCTGGTTATAAGGCTAAATATGCTGGTAATTCTAATTTCTTTGGTCAGAAGGCTGGTAGTGATGCTACCTATGCAAATAATTCTAATTTTTTAGGTTATAATGCTGGTAGCGGTGCTACCAATGCGAATAATTCTATTTTCATAGGGTTGGATGCTGGTAGCGGTGCTACCAATGCGAATAATTCTATCTTCATTGGTTCGAATTCTGGAGCATCTTTATCAGGTTGTATTGCTCTAGGCACGGGTGCTGTCCCCACCGCACGTAATCAATTTGTTCTTGGATCATCATCAGTTCCTCTATCGACAGTAGACGGTGGCAATTCTTTAGTTATAAGAATAAATGGTAATCTCAAAAAGATAGCTTTGCTTTCTGTCTAATTTAGACTAAATCTTGAGATGAAAGAAATATTTTTCGTTGGTGGACTACCAAGATCTGGTAGCACACTACTCATGAACTTATTGGCACAGAATGAAAATGTATTCTGTACTCCTACCTCTGGTTTACCAAATCTATTAAATAATATCAAGGTTTCTTGGTCTAATATACTAGAACATCGTGCTGATAAAAATGCTTCTGCTGATGAAAATTTGAAAAGAATACTCAATACAGTATTCAATAATTACCACAACACTGAAAAAACATATATCTTTGATAAGTCGAGAGCATGGGGTCATAATATAGAAATGATCGAAACAATAACAGGTAAAAAAGTTAAAATTATTGCCCCTGTGAGAGACATTAAAGATGTTTTAGCTTCTTTCGAGTCTTTATATAGAAAAGGTTCATATAAATTCCCACCTCAAGGTCCGATGCCTCAATGTGTGACAACTCAAGGTAGGGTGCAACACTGGGGTAGCCTACAAGGTGAAGTGGGATCGGCATATGCAATTCTACAAGATGCCTTTTTAAGAGGTTACAGCGATAGGTTTCTTTTGATTGATTATGATTACCTTACACATAATCCAAAATATGTTATGGATAGAGTTTGGGAATTTTTGGGTATTCCTAAAATTGAACACGATTTTGATAATATAGTCAATAAAACACCAGAGGACGATACAGTATATAATTACGTTGATTTACATACAATAAAAAATTCTATCATACCTTCTAATTCTAGAGCAAATGAGATTTTAGGAGAAGATATATGTAAAACATTAAAAGGTTACGAATTTTGGAAAAATTTAGCTAAATAATAATATGTCATTATTAGGAGACAATACAATACCATTGCGAGTGCCAGTGCCAAAGAAGGTTAGACTGGAAAATACAACCAGACGTATTAAAGAATTATCAAAAAATTGCTTTAATAATTTGGTTAGAACCCAGAGAGATGGTATTGACATCATGTGGAATCATGAAAACTTAACTCCTCAAGAAATTATCGATGAATTGGGAGTTGATGTATTCAAAGTTTTCCATTTTCACACTAAATTGACACAATTCATTTCAGAATTGGCACAATTTGATGGTTCTACTGTTGAATTGAAATATCCAACTAATTCATTCGATATGGATGTTAATGCTGGAACTGTAACTATAACCAATCAACCATATCAACCATAATTTATGAGAAAAAAACAAACAACACTAGGAGATGTTTACGGGGAAATGCTTAAAAGCGTTAAAACCGTTGTGAATGAGAATGCTCAGGAAAATATCAACAAATCCAAAAAAATTCCTAAAATGTCGAAAAATGCATTCAATGATAAAATGGGTATCCAAAAAGGCGGACCGACAGAAGCAGATGGCTTCCATAAAGCATTGAACGATGATTATTGTGGTTGTGATGAAGAAGACAACGAAGAAAAACAATATGATAGAATTTCTGAAATCGAGGAAAAATTAAAAAATCCTAATCTATCCGATAAAGAAAAAGCTTCTCTTGAGAAAACTCTCAAAAATATGAAAAAAGATATGCAAAGAGAAGAAGCTGAAGAAAATATTGTTAAAGAATCTAAAAAAATTGCAAGAGAAAGACTAAATACTTTTATGATGAAAAAATCTACATTTGATAAATTGTTTGAATCTGTTATGGGTGGTAGCGAAGATGCTGAAAACGCTGCATTGGGTCTTAGCAATGCTCCAACTGATGACGAATTCGGTGATGACATGGGTGATGAAGATATGGGCGATGAAGACATGGGTGATGAAGTTACCTTTACTCTCGACCGTGCTACTGCTCAGAAACTTCATGATGTTCTTATGGGCGTTCTTGGAGGTGAAGAAGACCTCGGTGACGAAGGAGATGATCTCGATTTCGATGTAGAAGGCGATGAAATGGATGAAGAAGGCGATATGTATGACGACGAAGAGGAATACGACGAAGACGAACAAAACTTTTATCCTACCGATGAAGTTGGTAACGATGGAACGATTGGTGCTAAAAACTCCAAAGACGGTTCTCACAAACTTCAATCCAAAAACAACAAAGTTGGTGGTCGCCCACAACCTAAGAATCAAGGAACCAAAGTAACTGGAACCACTGATAAAGTTGGTAACGATGGTGATTACGGTCATGCTCTGCATGGTGCAAAACAACCAAATTACGGTAAACAAAACAAAGTGTCTGATTTGAGACAGTCGGAAGACTTCTTCCGCTAATAATTTCTAGAAAAAAATAAACTCAAGAAGGGAGAATCGTGGTGATTCTCCCTTTTTTCTTAAATAGTAATATGGAATCTTTTCTGGAATTTTTCGAAAAACACAACGGTGTCATATTAGAATACCGCCACAAAGATGCTTTTGGGAATATCAAACAAAGTCTAGTCAATCCTGACAACAAAAAAGGTGGTAGTGATATTGTCCGTATGGTTAATAGAAAAAATATCTCAACTGAAGGACCATATCAAAAGATCAGAAGCAATGGTCAAATTTTGATTGGTGATGAATTATTAAAAGAGTTGGGATCTTTGGGTGGTATTGAATTTGAAGATGGCAAAGAAATCAAAAGAAAGAATTCCAATCAAGTTATAAAAATGTTTACCAATCTTCATGGTCAACAATGCGGAAAAATAATAGAAATTAAAAAATAATGGCTGGATGTCCAACAATACCTTTATCATGCTTAACACCTGAGAAAATTTTCGCTGGTGTATATCGTCCTAATTGTGGTGGATTCGCTGATCCATCTAATTTCCAAGCAGAAAGAGCAATTTTTAATTCTCAATTTGGAGAACTCATCAATAACTATGGTGTAACAATTGGTTATATGGTCAATACTTTTGAACCAGACCAAATGAATTCTATTTATGGAGAACATACCACGATGTATTGGTTGAGTGCAATGGAAATCAAAGCATATATCCAAATGGAAAATGGTTCTCCAATTTATGCTTTGGCTGGTATGGACTCCCCCGATACTTTAACATTGTATTTACACATCGATGAATTTGAGACGAAATTCGGTTCTTTGAGTTATTTCCAAAATCATCCAGTAGAACCCAAATCACAGGACAAGATTATCGTTTATCCATTTGGATGTGATAGACCTAATGGTAGAAGTGCTAAGATATTTGAAGTGACAGAGGCGATGGACGAAGATCAGTCAGAACTCAACCCTGCAATGGGTCATTATGTATGGAGACTGAAAGCAGTTCGTAGTGAACACAATTTCACTACAAATGAACCTAGAGAAGCATTCAATCAACAAAATGCTGATAATTCTTACTTCGGTAAAATATCTTCAGTGTTGTTCCCTGAATTGTCCAGTGCTTTGAGTGCCAATAAGATCTATACGGAAAATTCCGATGATATTGTGAGAAATGAGATATTCCCACCATCTACAGGAGGTAGTGATGGGAGTATATATGGTAATTACTTTTAATTATGGCAGCTAAAAAGAAAAGACAGGAGTATATGGGTAATCCCAATCTCCCAACTGCTGATGCAGTGTTTGAATATACACCAGAAATGGTGATGGAGATAGAGAAGTGTAAGGAATCTCTTTTATATTTCGCATCAAATTACTTTTATATTATTGATCCCGATGAAGGTAAGAAAGTCATTCCTTTGTTTGATTATCAAGAGAGACTGTTAGAAGCTTTTGATGAACACCGATTCAATATTGTTCTATCATCGAGACAGAGTGGTAAA